TATGAGAACAACTTACATCCTTTGAATGATGTGCCTTGATAAATGCTTGCGTCTGAGAAACTAATACCATCTTTATCATATACATCAAATAATGGTGGCTGATTGATAGTTGTTTTTTGTTGTGCTAATTTATAATCTACACCGTCAAACCAAAAACTATTTCCTTGATTGTAGTATCCTCTAAAGACAACTATTTGGTTATCTACTAGTACGTCAGCATCAGGTGCTTCAGTTAATGTAATTACACTATTACCACCTGCTACTACTGTGTTATACTCTACTACATAAATTTTTGTTTTTACTGATTGATTTTCGTCTGCCGCAAAAATTACTCTTGCACCAGGGAATAGTGAATAATTTGCTAGATTGGTGTCGCTTGCTACTAAACCTACATCAGAACCTCCAACTACGTTTGCAGGGGTGACCCATTCAATAGTAATTGTTAATGTAACTGTTCCTGTTATAGATGAGATATATGCTTGTTCAGGTAGTGCATTAGTGCTTGTTTGTATGTATTGATCTACTTGCAGCGTACCAGTAATCTGATCTGCATCTATAGTTAAAGTAGTAGATGTTGCACCTGTTACAGATGTTAGTGTACCTGTATTAGCACTATAAACTTCTACGTCTGGATAGTATTGTAGTTGACCTTCTATTTGACTGAAGGCATCTGTATTTCTAAAATCGATAAAGTCGATTGGAGATTTACCCAATGTACCTGAATTGAATAGTTTTAAGTTTGGATAAAATTCAATAATAGGACGTTGTGCCTTGTTTTGTTTTGTGCCATATATAGCAAGTATGTCTGGATTGTTATTGTATTGCGCAGTTGCATTAATAACATCTATATGGAACCAACGGTTACTACGTGACCAAGCATTTCTGTTAATGGCATTTCGTGCTATCGTAATATAATCTTTAAAGTCTGGCAAATATAAGTCTGCATCAAAATTACCTATATCATAATTTGTTGCATCATATGGAACTGATGTTGCTGTTGTAAATGGTTCTGGAGCTACTAATGTATCAACCGGTACTAACTCAATCGCTGTACCCACACCTTGTACATAGTACTCACCACTCAAATAACTTTTAGGTAGAATATCGCCATCGAATCTAACTTTTAATCCATTTGTAAATTCTATACCATTAGTTGATGTAAAAGTTTTTTGACCTAAAATATCAGTTTCAACGTTTAGTGTGTTAGTAATGTTACTTTCAATTAGTCTGATTACGCCAGTTTTATTACTGTCAGTATCATCTTGATAATATAGAATATCTAATGGTGCAGTAATTAATGGTATCTTACGTACTGGACCAGTAGCATTTTTATAAAAACTAAAGTTGATGAAATCAATACCTAAATTTGCTGTAATTTTAGTGTCGATTGGTATTTCACCATTTGGTTGTAACATTACAAATGGATCTGAAGGGTTATCTTCATTTAGATAATAATAAACTTTATAAAAATTCTGACTAGTATTAGTTATAAAGTTATTTGTATCATATGGTAAAGTTAATCCAGGCTGTGATTGATCATACTGTTGTAAGTCATAAGCACCTAGATTTGCTTCTTCTGTTGTTAATCCATTAAAAAATAGTACTGTTAACCCTTCTAGTGAAGTGACACCATCGATGCCGCCTTCAGCAATTACTTCGCTTAATAGTTTACCACTAATCTGACTATATCTTTTGTCTGAAACTAAATCTACACGAACGTTGCCGGGAAAATTATAAATGTCTTGCGCATTCTTAGATGGTACTTGGAATATAACTTCGCCTACGTCAACGCCGTTGGGATCTACACCGAATACCTCTCTTACATTAAGATTTGGTTGTACTGGGCTGAAGCCGGTAACTGATTGTTCAGACTGTATCCAAAATTTGCTATCTTGATCTACTCTGAATGTATATGTACCACCACGTAATAATGTTAGTGTTGGGTTGATTGAACCGCCTGTTTGTCCTTCGACACTTATAGCATATCCATTGGGCAGACTGCGTACAATGAAATTTTGTTTACTGAATACTGTAGCTGATGCTACTGTAACTGCGGGAGGACCATCAGGTAACCAGTAATACTGATTGAAGTTAATTAACTTATCTAAATCTGTAAAGCTATCCCATGAATAGTATTGGCTGTTAAACAAACTATTATTGTTATTAGTGACGCCACCATACATCTTTAATGCGTCGAGCAGTCCTGGGTAACTAATAAAATCTTTAGCTACAGTTTCATTTGTTTTAGTGAAAACTACACCGGGCTCTAGTTGATAATCTTTGCGTGCCTTTGTTGGCTCTGTAACATAATAATCGTTAGCATTAATACCATAACCAAATTTACTACCAACATAACCTTGAATTTTTTTAGTAACTGGTGGGTTAACTAATTGGTCTAGGGTCGCTTCTAGGAACTGGCTGTTGCTAGGAGTTTGAAATATTTCTGGTAGAAAATTTAATGTTCTAATTGCTGCCATTTTATGCCACTTGTAGTTCTGCTTGTGTTAATGCTGGTACAACGACTACATCGTTAGCTGTAGCTGCATTAGCAAAAATTTCATAAGGTCTGCATTTGATTTCGTATAAATCACCGAAAGGTTTTGTAGGATCATTTGGTACTAATACCGCAGAACTTATTAAGTCACCGCATTCATTATGCAGGTAAGAAGATAATTCTGTAAAGTAGAATGTGTCTCCAAAGTTCCAATTGTTTATATCGAAATAATTATTCATTGCTGTTAATACTGCGCTGCGAATTTCACTGTCGCTAGCACTTGTGTTTTTAACCTTAACGACTTTAATTGTTCCGCGTAATGCAGGAGCAGCTTTAGGTCCGAACAATGGTTTAAACACTACACTATTTAATACCACAGAATCCGACAGCATTTTGAAATCTTGTACTTGGCTATACTCTGTGTTCAGTTCTGTAATAGTTGGCATTGCTGGCTCAGATAATGTGCCAGTTGAGTCATTTAACCAATTAGTATAATTTGTATAATAAGCCTGTGTTACAACATACAAGTCAATAATGTTTGTAGTTGCTGGATCAATACGAGTTGTATTGTTACTATTATGTCTGTACTGATAACTCAAACCCTGTCTGCCTGATCTCATAATATATTGTGGTTGTGCTACTAAATTATATGATGGAGTATTAACTGTTTGATCTTGTACTGTAGTGTAGAATACATTTTCGCTAAATGCATAGAATAACTGACCTACAGCGTATTCGTATTTTACTAATTCAATTTGATTTTTAGTTGCATATGTGTATACAACATCGCTGGTAGGTAGTAATTGCTCTCTTTGTAAACTAATAGCATCTTCTATAATTTCAAAGAATGCATAGATTCCAATATTAGATCCACCTACTACATAACCAGTTAAATCATTAAAGAAGTCTGGGTCGGTAATAATTTGTGAGTTATTTGTATCTGTAGAAGCAACTACAACCTCAAAGTCATTTACATAACCATCACTTTCAACAGTTTGACCTATAATGTTTACTTTATAATCTCTGCCTAAACTGTTAGTACTTTGTGGTTGTGTATTAATTGCTAAAACATTAATAAAGTCTTGTAAAATTTTTCCACTGAATGGGTCGTAAACTAATTCATTTAAGCTAAATGTAAATCTAGTTTGATCTACACTACCAAAATAGTATGTTAAATTTTTAACGTTTACAGTATATTTTCCTGCTGCACCTGATGTAAATTTAACAAACCAATTTGGGTTGTCAAAAGATTTGACGCTCCAGCGTTCTTGGTCAGCAGCTAATGAATTATCATATACTAATGTAAAGTTTTGACCTACACTAACTCTGATTCTAACTTCTTGTTGTACAGTAATTGGTAGTACGTTACTAAATGTAGGTATAATTTGTGTTAGTATGCAACCATTTGGTACATATGCATTTAGTGTTACTGGACCATTGCCATTACTAAAATTGCCTCTACCTTCGTTATTACCACTGCCAATAACGTTTGCTACGCTTACCCATATAAAAGTTCTGCTTGATGGGGTCGCGTTGCCATATACTAAACGATTATTATTGTCGAAGTGGTAACCAATTGGTGCTATGAATTTTAACAATGCACCTTTAGTAATATACTTTGCGTTATAAGAACTAAAGACGCCAACTGGTGCAGGAACATTTGCTGCGCCTACTATGTTATAAAAATATCCATTGATTGTATTAGCGTCAACTACAGATGTGTTCCAATATAGTGTACCATCACCTGTGCTAGTGTTTACGTCATATCTAGGATAATTCTGCAAATAATATTGATTTGATTTTGTGCTGCCTAATTCTGCTACTAATGTTGTAGTTAAAAAATCGATAATATCATCTGTTGAATTTACAGTAAATGATAACGTGGCTGGAACTGCATCTTGCCATATACCACCATCATTACCAAAACTATTTGTACTTGAATACTTGCCTGTTGGATCAAGCAAATCTAAATTTTTACTTACACCAATACTGCTACGATTGATTGCTTTTGATTTAATAATTGAACTGTATAATGTATATGGGAAATTATTGTAATCTTCACCGTTAACCATACGATTTTGTGTATAGTAACGTGTTGGTGCGCGTTGTTTAATATCAGGAATAGTTTCGCGTGCTTGTGCATTGCTTACAGGAGTAGTTAAAGATAAACCAACTGTAAGAGTTTCATTTCTACCTATTTTACTAACATAAGTGAAAGATACATTTACACCCTGCATTTCAGTAGGATCAATTTGATAAGTTAATCCATTGCTTGAACGAACATATGCTCTGAATGTACCTACTGGTATTTCGCTGAACACGCCATCACCAAATACGTAAGTTACTTGATCATTAAATCTTGAGTTAACACTAAAGATTTGTCTGCGTGAACTTTCATCTTGCAAGTAAGCATCGGCATAAACGTTGTCAACTTTCTTCCAAAGTACATTTGTATTGTTACTTGTATTTGTTTGATATAACCAAGTGTCTGTATTATTAATACCTTGAATATTGATTGGTACTGCTTGGTTAGAAATTTGTTGTTCTAAGTTAAAATCAAAACGTTGTAATATACCTTGTTTAAAATAGAAAAAGAATCCTGTATTTGGACTACCAAAACCTAGTCTGTCGTTTCTATAGACCATATTAAATCTGCCGCTTGGGGCAGGTGGTATTTCATAAACGTTAGGTGCGCTTTGTGTTGTTTCAACACTTGATACACTTACAAGTTCAAATGACATGTCATTGCCATCAACTGTTGATGAGAATGGAACAATGGGTAATACGTTGTTTGGTATTTTCATTGTATATTCACTGGTCAACACTCCTAGTATGTCGCTGATGTTACCAGGACGTCCTATTCTTTGTGTGCTGATTAGTGTGGCATTTATGATAGCATTGAACTGTTCTAGCCAATTTGGGTTGGCTGGGTCATTCCACAATATAGGAATGTTGCTTAAATTTAATCCGTTTAAGTCAAGCACACTTTCAGTAGTAGAAATGCTTGTAACTTTTAAATATCCCTGCGCGCAAATATTACGCTTTGGAGTATAGCTTACTAAGTTAGCTAACTTAACTACGCTGTCACGACGTTCAGCAGTATCGATAAAGTTTTCACGGCTATTCAAGTCGTTTCTAAATGCTAGACCCTGACCCATGAATGCCATAACGTCTAGCAATGCAATAAATTCACTTGACTCTATGTAATCGTTGAATGTTTCTGGATAGTAAAAACGTAGATAGTCTATAAAACTTTTGCGTAATGTCTCATAGTCATAGCTACGGAAGTCGGCTTCGCGGAAAGTCTGATAGATTGCTTTCCAATCGTTAGTCCCGAATAATCCAGATTGTCGTGAACTTGTTGCCATAATGTATCTCTAAAACAGTATTTATCTAATAGTAAAAACCGGGTTTTTTACTGCATTGATGCGCGATTATTAGCTTGATTAAAAAATACGTTAAGAGTTAATGGCTGATTGTAAGGAGTAATGGCCATTTGTATTTCTATCAAAATGCCATTTTCTTTAGGGAAAGCTTTAATATAATCTAATGTTATACGTGGATCTAAACTTGCTATTCTACGCAACTCATCTTCTAACTGAAACTGTACGTCTGCTGTGTTTGGTTCAAATACAAATGACCATAGCGTTGTACCGTAGCCAGGTTGCCCTACTTTACTTCCTAATGGAATATTAAGTGCGTTGACAAAATCTTGTATGACTAACTTTTCGTCAGTTAGTCTAAACTTTTTACCATAAACCAATGGCTTATTGAGTGTAGACACGCCATAGTTAGGCTGTGCTGCGCCATTAGTTGTTCTGGGCTTGTCTGCGTTGATTGTGCTAAATCCAATATATCGTGGCATATTGTATTTATTAACCTCCCGTACCCGATGTTGTTGAGCCTGCTATAGGGTTGGGTATAACAGCGTTGGGTGGTAATTTACCATAACGCTGATAGAAAGGTCTATACTGCGGTGGTATTCCCGACAACTTATCAGACTGTTCTGATGTGTCGGGTGTTAAAAATTGACCCTGAGTGTCTTGGTTATACAATGATGATGGGGCGTTTATATCATTGTTATATGGTATTCCATTGACTAATAGACCGCCATTAGATCCGCTAGAATAACGTTTTTCGTTAATAAGTTTATCCATATTAGATAACAGATAGTTTAAGCGATCTCGTTTTTGTGCTATAACAGGATCACCCTGTTTTCTAGTTCTTACTGCATAATCATAATCTTGCTGTGCTGCCTTAACTTCATTGTCCATAAAGTTCTGTCTGGCTGTCGCTAATGCTTCTGCTTCGCGTACAATTTGATCTGCATCAGTTACCGGTTCAACTTCTGCTGAACCAGTGCTTATTGATCCAGGAGTTCCTGTTGGCATGTTGCCTCTGACTGCTCCTGTACCGCCGCCGGTCATTGTTAGGTCGCGTGTATCTCCTGTTGCAAATCCAGGACCTTGATTTCCTGCTGCTGCTGCTTGTTTTTGTCTACTGATTTCATTAAGTTTATCTTCATTACTCTTTTCGAATTCATCAAACACCAATGGTCTAGGTATGCCTGGGTCAGCAAATATGTCATTAGCATGTCCTCTAATACCAGTACGTGTTGCAGTCTTGTTAGAAAGTGTGACAGTTTTTGTTTTTCTTTTGCCACCAAACAATGAAGCAATTGCTGATACAGCATTATAAATTGCAACTACGCTAGTAACCGCTGTTGTGACAGATTGTGCTATTTGACTATATGCTTGGCTACCTGCATTAAAAATAGTTTTACCTTGATCTACAAGATAACCTGTTTGATTAAATCCTGACTTAAAGCCTGTAATAAATCCAGATGCATCTTTGACAGGTGTGAATGTTAAATTGCTTGTTAAGTTAGTAATAGAACCAACTTGAACAGCATTTTGAAATCCTGATACTGCTGTTTTGGCAGTAGTGAATATATCTTTAATTTGTCCCGGCAATACCGTTGCTGCATTAATACCACTTTGTAATGCGTTAGCTGCTATACCTATGCCGCCCGGTAAACCACCCAATCCTGTAGACAATGCGTTTGCAGCTAAACTAAATTGTCCACTACTTAAAAATAATCCTGCTGCTTTGATACCTTGTGCTGCACCAAGCACTGATGATTTTAAAGTGTTTAAACTAGTAGCAGCACCACCTGCTGTTTGTTGGTAAAATCCGGATATAATTTGATCACCACTAGCACCTGCTTTTGCTAATTCGATAGCAGTGTTAATTGCATTTCTACCTGTAATTGCAATTGATGTTTGTAGATAATCTTTGAATCCACCTGAACTTACTAATAGTAATGCTGAGGCATTTTGTGTGCCTCGTTGTCTTGCCAATTGTGATAAACTAACTGGAATAAAAGCGTTTACACCGCCAAAAGAATTTACAACAGCATCAACGGCTGCACCGCGAATACCTCTTTCTGCATTAATTTGCGCTCTGCTATTATTAGGATTAGCTGCATAGGCTGCTACACTTGCTGCTAGTGCCTTATAAGGACCATTGACTGATGCTGCGGCTGCGGCTGCTGTGTTGCCTTTGCCTATTTCTCTTAGTACTGCTGTTGTTCTACTTGCTACTACACTGTTGTTTACATTTCTAGTATTAACAAGTTTTACTGTTTGTATAACTGCTGGAGTACCAAATTTACTATCTGCATAGACTAAACCAGATATTTGGTCGGGTGCCTCAGTGCCTTTAATTAGTCCTGCTGATTGCAAACTATTTTGTGACAACTGAAATAATCCAAGTTGCATATTTGTTTGTGCGGCTTTATTTAAAACTAATTCTTCGAATGACGTTATGCCATACTTTGCTGTAAACATGCTATCTGGTAGTGCGTTTGTTGCTGTACTTCCATTTGCTACTTGCGCTCTTACTAGTTTTGCTGAGCCGGGTTTGATTACGCCTATTCTTTCTAAATTTTCAGGAGTTAAACCATAATCTCCTACGGCAATCTGTTTGCCATCTGTATCATCATAAATTGCAAAACCGCTAGTAACACAGGCAGCAGCAGGACTTTCTAATACGTCTCTTGCTTTTTGACCTAACAACGCAGGAGTTTCATCATAGCTTATGCTGTTACTGATTGGAGTAACATCAGTTGGAACTAATGATGCGTCTGCTCCTATGTTTAGTGTTGATGCGCTCACGCTTATCCTCCAGTATCTGACTTGGCTGCTGTGGCTGCTGCTTTATTTACTGCTGCGACTTGCGGAGTTGGGGCATCGGGTATTGTTGGATTTCGTGAACCTTCACTACCACCGCCGCCACTTGCTAATGGAATCTTAACGTCAACGCCTTGGTTGGCTGCCGCCCATGGATAGTGGGCAGGAACTCTAGTACAAATACTTGCTAATGCATCTGCTGCTGCTAAGAATCCCTTACTTGGATCCCAAAATGTATCAGGATGTTTATAAATGTCAGGTCCTTTTACGTTGGCAGGTAATACAGGTGCTAATAATGAGTTTAAGAATAGGAAAGATCCTTTACAGAACACTGCACCGGCAGCAGAAATTGTTGCTGAAGCAGTTGCTTGTATACTTAATGCGCCACCTGCGTTTAATGAATAGATTGTTCCAACAGAACACTCATACTTGCCACCAACACTGTGTTCAAAGTTTTTAGCACAGCCCATAAATTGTGATCCAAACGATTGCATGTTCAAATCTTTATTTGCTTGAATGTTAAGTGCGCGGTCGGCATGTATATTGATATCACCTTGTGAGCGTAGATTAATACTATTGGTAGCAAACATATCAATAGTACCCTCTTTTCCTAATTCAATATAACTTTGACCATTGCTGTGTAATATGCTTATGCACTGACCACTATCACTCAACATTATTTGATGACCTAAGGCAGTACGTATTCTTACTAATTGATCTCTACCTAATATATCACCGTCATCCATAACAATGCTATGACCACCTCTACGTGATACAACACGCAAATCAGTAGGTGCTCCTGATCCTGATCCCGTAGCATCTGATGATTGATTTGATACTGCATCCAATACTTCACTATCATCATAGCCGCCTTCATAGATTGGTCGACCTGGTGTACTTACACCCCAACCAACACGACTTGGTGTTTCACGTAATGCACTAGTTGAAATTGGACCACGAATAGGATCACGAATGATACCCTGTTGATGCATGACCCAGGCTACGTAACTATGCACAGGTTTAGGCATGTCTATAAATGTACTTGGATCATTAATACTTCTATTGTTAGTATTAATATTTGTTGTTGGTAATCTTAATGCTCCAGCCAAGTGTTCTGCTTCGCCTTCGTTCATAATAACGAAATCGCTAGCGCCAATAGCAGGAACCATTTGTAATAATGCAGGTTCGGGGACACTGCCTATATAAAATCCTTTATTAATATCACCTGCTATAAAGATACAAACTACTGTTGTTCCTATATCAGGAGGTGATGACCACATACCATAACTCGTCGGTGCGCCTTTGTAATTTGCCCAACCATCGTCACTTGCTGTTGGTCTTACTGAACCAAAGTATGGTGTCATGTAGTTTACTTTGACCCAGTTTCTGCTGTCGTCTGGATTTAAATTACCAACGTCGGTGATATAAACTTGTATTTTACCACTATGCGATGGATCGTTATTATCCTTTACTATACCAAGTACTGGATAATTCAGTGGTACAGAGCCGCCTGATCCTGGCTCAGAACCTAAAGTACCACTACTATTTTTCCAAACATTATCTGCCATTACCTGCCTCCAAAGACATCATTACCAAATTGCTCAAAATCTTCTTCGTAGTATGTAGTACCAGTAATATTAAATGGTAAATTATCATCGTCTGCTATTCCCTGTCTAGTATTTTGTGTTACTGCTGTTGGGCTTGCAGGGTTAGGATTTGCGTTTGTAAGATTTTGACTTCCTACTGGCTCATCTCGTCGTTGACCAGTATTTCCTGCTGCTCTTCCATCTTGTGTAGGAGTTGTTCCACTTTCTCCTGAACTTTGTTGTGTTTCTTCTCTAACGTTACGTGCCGCTTGTTCACCGTTGCCTAAATTCATTCTAGTAGGATCACAATAAATTAATGTTAATTGTTGTGTAAATTTACCTCGTACAAATCTATGCTCAACTGCACTAACTTGGTAAACTAAACCTCGTATAAGTTTGTCAGCATTAGACTTGTTCCATGGATTAGAATAGAAACTAATTTGATCATTGATCATCATTAAGCCAGTAAGTTCGTCATAGTCAACCGCTTCTCTAAAATCAATTTCAATGAAAACTTGTCCGCCAGATCCACTTATTGTAAATCCATCTGAGCCATAAAATTTATTAAACAATTGATTGATAGATGAACTATATGGAGCTCCTAAATAATCAGGGTCTCCCATTATTTCTAAACTTGCACTAACTTGGCTACTTGGATCATACAAAGTAGTTACGTAATTGTTTACTGCTTCACTATAACGTCCTGTGATGTCACCTGCTCTGACTCCATCTGATGGAGAGCCACCTACTTTAACTGTAGTATTTGAGTTAGTGTTGTCTGGTGCTGCTACTACGTTTAAGAAATATGCATTATTAAATGTTTGTTCGTATTTTATAACTTCAGTATTCTGTCCAGTAAACCAATAACTATATTTTTTATGAGGGCCATAATATTGAGCTCCTGGATTTGCATATGGTGATAATACATACGGCGTTTCATATTTCTGTATGATATATTTTATATCAAAAATCCAATCTTGTTGAATTGTGTCATATCTAGGATTTGTAAACTCTGCATATACGCTAAACCAAGCAATATTTGCTCTTTGTCCTGACTGCAATATAACATAGTCTCCAGTAAATGGATCAGGTTCATCTGTATTATCATACAACTCTTTCAATGCCGCAGTCATGTAACTGCTGTACTTGATAACAACTTCAAGTATTTCAGTAATTCTTGTTTGAGTTCTAAATTTCCAATTTTTTACAGTAGGTGTTACTTGTGTGTAAAGACCAATTCTTTCATCTGCTTCATCAGTATTTTTAGCGCCACTAGAATTAATGCCTAAAAGATATTGATTAAATTCTGAGGCATTTACTAATAGTGCTTCAGCTATTTCTTCTGAGCCGGGTGCAAATTCAAAAGTATAAGTTGTTGGATATTCTATTTTACCTTGATTATATAATGTTTGCTGATGA